GTAGCGAGAGTAAAGCTACAGTTAGAAAGAGTAAAGTTAGTAAGAATGCTGCCCAACCTACTCAGGCCACGTTGTGTAGATAGCTTAAACGCATGATGCAAGCCGCGAAAACTCGCGGTAGAAAATCGCGAAAAATGCGAAAACTCAGCATTTCACTATTTTGAAGGCTCTTTCAGTATTCCAAAGAAAAAAGCAGCTAATAAAAGCTGCTCTTTATAATGTATAACTTATTATGTTAAGTAGGCGCTAAACTATCATCGTCTAGATAAACCCTTTCATCGTAACGCTCAGCTGTCACTTTTACTCTATCTGTTGATGAAGGTTTAATATCTGATATAAGAACGTTGTTACACCATCGACTAGTAATGCCAAACATAAATAAAGGTGGCTCTATTGAACCATCGAAGACAGGCTCAAAGTCTAGCACTTCATTTATAACAACTTCATTGCTTGTTGAACCTATTGATGCTGTATAAGGACCTGATAATGTACCGTCTGGTTTTCTAAGAGCCAATATATGTGACTGACCGCTTTGCCACTTTAGTTCTGTATTTACATATACTGAGTTACCAATTATGTACTCAACAACTCCTGACTGTTCGTAGCCTGGTATGTCATCAGCTAGTGCACAGTAATCAAGATAACTCGAATTAAGTGCATCCATTTCAGTTGTGAAGTTAAAAGTAGTTCGACGGTATCGGCGAGTACGACGTTCACGCATACCATATTGATATGCTTTATCTCTGTTTGTAATTCCAAACGCGCGGATCTTATCGGGATTGATACCTAAGTCACCTGGTAACAAGCAAAGCACTGTTTCAGACTTCCAAGTGACGGGGCTGAAGTATTCGACTTCAATACCATCATGCTCATCATCATCGATTAGTTTTATATCTCTTTCTAATAGTCCGATATAGTTATCAGGCTGATACATATGTTTGTGTATAGTACGTGGTTGGTCACGAACAGGTAAAATCTTACCGTAATCTAATACAGGTTTTGCAAAGCCTGGCGCTAAAACTCTTTTTAGAACCGCAAATAATGTACTGCCTGTATCGAACACGGCATTAAATTCATCACCACGGTTATGCCAAATAGTATGAAGTGCCTCTAATTCATCTAAACCTATTTTATCTTGGCTATGTCCGGCGCTTTGAATCACGTGCGCGAAGAAAGGAGCAATATCAGTCGTTGGCCTTGGCTCACTCCACACACCATTTTCATAGACAGGCAAAATTCGTGTTGGTATCACATTAAACTTGTTTTCTGCAGAACCAGCTAACGCATTTGTACCACGAATTTTTACTGCAATCGTTGTTGCCCCTGGATAACTAGTAGCGCTAGTTAATTCAGCTTTTAAGCCAGTCCAATAAATATCATCATATATACGTGTATCATCTGTCGCAGCAGTCACACGCTTTACCCTAACTTCAGGTCTTATATATAGTGGTAAGTCTATTGGAACAGTAAAACCCAACTGATCATTCGTAGAATTAGTAAACACTTCATCATCTATTGGTGTCCACTCATCATCACCAGCATTTCTATATTCTATACGTACAGTAACTGTACGAACTAAAAAGTTACCGTCATCATCTAATTCACCTAGACCTTGCGGAAATAAGAAATCAAGCCATAACTTGTTGGTCAATTCGCCATCTGGGCACGCAAAATAAGGCCCGTTAAACTGCCCATCACCTCCGCCATCTTCAACTTCAACTGTCGCGCCTGATTCATTTTCAGATACAAAACCAGTCCAGGCAGGATCGTCTTGATATTGGCCATCAACCTTATTAACTGCACTACCATTCGCATCTTTATCTAAAAGCTCATAATAGCCGTCATTCTGTCCATTAAGAGTACCTGATATTGAAAGCACTTCGCCTACAGTGAAAGGTGGTACAGTTTTAAAACGCGTATTCCTTCCCAGTTCAGGCTCATACTCTACTAAATGTACTATTAATGCTTCTCCATCAAATGAATAAACATAAGAGCTATTATCACCACCAGTACTTGTTACTCGTCCTTTTAGTTCAATACCCGAACTGCCCGAGGTTGAGCCAACTTCACTTGATGTATAAACATTTCTATGAGCTTCATGTCCTGAGACATCTTCGCCTGGTCCAAAGACTTGGCAATCAATATCACCCAAATATCGGTTAATAGGTGTGTTAGCTATTAAAATATTCTCTTCTAATATTTCGTAACTACCTTTACCTACGCACAACATCAAATAAAGCCATTGTTCATTATTAATGTATTCTTTGCGGGGCATAGTTAAGTAATCCGGAAACACCTTATGATGGCCTGCGTTTTCAGGAATAACCCCCATAAGCTTTGGTTTGTTTCCCTGAGTATTAACATCATAAATAGAGCTGCCATCTGGCGTAGTGCTGTTGTAATTATCAGGAATTTGGTTAGTCGCGTAAATTGCTACACCAACGGCAATAACAGCAATAATTGCATATGCGATAGCTTCAGCGCCTTTACCTTCAACAATTAGTTTTACGTCATCACCCGGATTAAAAGTTGTGGCCTTAAATTCATTGGGCTTAACTTCTCTACTATTAATAAAAGCACTGAAAAGTGGAGTATCTGACTCAACATAATCAGGCACGTTTGAAACAAGCCATTGGTGCAATGTTTCGCCTGCATTACCTTTGCAAGGCTCAAATAGTGAAAGGTCTAGCTTGTTAGGATATACATTTATATCAACCTGCGTATTCATACACTTTAACCTCACTAAAAAGCCTTTTAAAAACACTCACTCTAACAAACGACGCTCCATGTTTTTTACATGTATGTAGAACATGAATTTCGCCATCAACGTCAACACACACTCCCATATGCACGAGGTTGCACCCTGTAAAACCGCATATCACCGCACCTGGCTTTACAGCGCATAGCTCAAATTCTTCAGCTAACAATGAATATGCACCTGTGAATTCTGCTTTATGCTCGGAACGAACATGGCCAAAAGATGTAAAAAGCGGGAGGTTATATATATGATGAAGAACTAGACGTGTTAAACCCCAACAATCTAACCCCTTCATCGTTCTGCCACCTTCAACATATGGGACAGTTTTATAATCATTAAGATGGTTCATAATTAACTAAAGTACTTTAAACCTGGGGCAAAATCTGGTGTGTACCGGTCTGTTGGCCATGCTGCATTTACTAAGTCATTGAATGATGCAACAACATTAACTCTTAACGCATTAGCTTTAACGCTAACAGCTGTCATCTCAAGAGGTCGTTCGTCTGGTTCGTCTAAATAACTAGCCGCATAAACACGGTAAGTAACCTTTATTTTTTCACCCGCTTCAAATGCAGTCTCAACAACCTGCAAGGATTCACCCGTGATATTGTCTAATTGAAACTGTAGGTCTTGACGGCCTTTGACCGAACGTTCGGGTAAAGAAATCCCTAGAGCACACGCTTCATACAGGACCATTTCACCGCCTTCTATACCTGCAGTGACATTTTCAAATTCACTGCAAATACGTCTCACCCCAAATGAAGGTGCTTCCAACTGTAAAGTATGAATAGCAACGTCATTTGAGGCGCTGGCGTAAAGCCTTTGGAGTACTTCGCTCATTACTGACAATACCGATAAATGATATTATAAAACAATGCATCCGCTAGTTGAGCGTAACCTTGCTCATTAGGGTGAACATGATCGGTTACTGCTGAAACGACTTCACTTGTTCGAATACCAATAGACACATTTGAGCGGTTATAAGCAAATTCAGGATTAAATACAGCAGAAAGCTGTAAAAATTCACAATTATCAAGCTCTTCGCAGCCAGCTTTGTAAGCTTTTCCGAACTCGTAAACTGCACTCTCAAAAACGTCCAATTCGGATACCCACCGTTCTCCCGAAAATGACTTGTGATTTAATTTTGGTGCGGGATTCAAGCCAACAATTATAAATCGAGTTTGAGGCTTTTTCTCTTTAACTTTATTTATGAGTTGTTGAGTATTCGCCCATGAAGACTCGGCTGTCGTTTTGTATACATCATTCCAGCCTAATAAGATGATCATAGTCAGATTTGAACCGTCGCTGATAACGCCGTCATCTATTGATGGCCAATCAAAGTTATTGCTTTGTAGGTAATAGTCAATATCAAACTCAGAGGTTGATGGATTCCAAAAAGCGTTTGTGACGCCGTTTACACTTGCATTATTCAAATAATCAGAAGGTCTCCAGCCTCCTCGACCCTCATGTTTAACCGCCTGATCACCTCTGGTACCTCTAAAATAAATATTGCTTAAAGCCAATGGAGCTGGTGATTGTGCGCCAGAAAGAAGCTCTTTACCTATGCCTGTTAGTCTTCGAGAAAGTTCATTTGAATAAGCTCCTTGAATACCAGAGTTAGAGAATCCCTCTGTTAAACTATCACCTAAACAAATAAAGTTTTCAGGGTTACTAGGTGAAACAGGAAC